GTCGACGAATTCACCTTCGTAACGATGAATGATCAACCACTGGGGTTTACAACCGAAGTCGGCAAAACCTGGGAAATGTGGCAGGCCTTCCGCGAGATCTACTGCAACACCCTCGACGAGAGCGGCGAATGCTTCCAGGCATCTGAAACCCCTGAGCCGTCCGAAAACGAGACGCTAATCATCGTCAACAGCAAAGAATTTCACGACGCATGGGTGAACCGGAACGAGATCATCCTCGGCTCTGAGCCGCTACATAGCCTAGACGGCCTGGACATGCACGCCGGAGCATCCGAGTACGTGTTCTACAAGGGGATTAGAGCGCTCAGGCTTTCCAGCCCGTCGATGTACACCTACAACATCAAGTCATCGCTGGACCTGACGGAAGATCGGACGATCAAGCATTCGTTCTACGCCGATCATTACGTTCGTCAGGGACTGAGTCGCCTAACTGACAAGCACGCCATATCCAAGGTGGTGACGGCTGGTGACGGGCTATACGAGCGCTCTATCGACTTTTCCAGCACCTCGCCAAGTGAAGAGTTCGCAACAGTGGTTCGGGTTCTGGCGAAGACCTTTACCAAAGACCTGAACCATACCGCCGTCACTGCCTGTCGCGGGAACCTGCTCGATTCGCTTGCTGATGTTGAGCAAATGCCGCTGAACAGTGTTGACCAGATGCGCATGGACAAGGCGATCAGCTTTTGTCGCCGGATTGGCTACAACGTCGACGAGTTCCCGATCATCGTCACCGAGTTCCTCGGAGAGGAAGTGCTTGGTCGTGCCCATAACGAGCGAATCTTCATCAGCAAACGCACGCTGATGATGGGAACAAAGATGCTTTGCGGAACGCTGATTGAAGAATTCATTCATCTGCGCCACAAGCTGCGTGATGAATCCTACGCCATGCAGAACTTTCTTTTCGATGCCTTGGTTTCGATGGGGGAGCAACTTACCGGCGAGCCACTATGAGTACGCCACGCATGGCCGCCCACCTTGACTGGGCAACGGTCGGCTCGTTCACGCCTGAGCAGTTCACCGGCGGCGACCGCAAAGAATACGAAGATGAAGCCCGCAAGATTGAGCGGGAATTTGACAGTCACCACTGAGGCCAACGACATGGCAACCGTAACGCTAATCCTGGGCAAATCAGGCAGTGGCAAAAGCTCTTCACTGCGCAGCCTGAGCCCTTCCCTTTCCGCGCTCATCCAAGTGATCCCCAAGCCTCTGCCATTTCGCGAGGCGAAGGCGTGGAAGCCCTACGTCACCGACAACTGGCAGCACGTCATCGCCCGCGCCCAAGCGGCAGACAAGGCCGGACGCAAGGTCATCGTCATCGACGACTTCCAGTACATCCTCGCCAACGAGTTCATGCGTCGTAGTGAGGAAAAGGGGTTCGATAAATTCACCGAAATCGGCCGGCACACCTGGAACATTTTCGAGGCCCTCCTTCGGCTGCCCGAAGACGTTCGCGTCTACATCCTCAGCCATACCGAGGAAACCGATTCCGGCCAGGTGAAGATGAAGACGATCGGCAAGATGCTGGACGAGAAGATCACCCTCGAAGGCATGGTTACCATTGTGCTTCGGGCTGTGGTTCAGGACGGCCAGCACCTCTTCAGCACCCGCAACAACGGCTCAGACACAACCAAGGCCCCAATGGGCATGTTCGACGATCCCTTCGTCGACAACGACCTGGCTGCAGTTGATGCCGCGATCTGCTCCTACTACGAAATCCCCACCCTCAAGGCTGCATAAGGAACCCACGAATGTTCAATCTCGATCGCAACGCCGCGTGCGCTGCTGACAATAAATCGGCCTTTATCGACGAGGCTGGCAAATACATCGGGGCATTCACCCGCGCAGAGCTTGTGAATGGTCAGACCGGGTCGATAGGTCTTGGGCTGACGTTCAAGACCGAAGGAGGTAGCGAAGCGCAGTTCTATATCAACACCAGCTACCTGAAAGATGGACAACAGCAGGCCAACAACGGCGGCGTGCAGACTGTCAGCGCGATTTTGGCTTGCTTCAAGCTGAACAGTTCGGGTGATCCGGCGCAGGTCACCGTGGAGAAGTGGAACAACGAATCCAAGCAGCGCGAAAAGGTGCAGGTTTCCGGATTTCCTTTGCTGATGAACAAACCTATCGGCCTGCTGATTCAGATGGAGATCGAGAAGAACAGCGAAAAAGGACTGCCGCGCCCGACCATCTACGCTCCGTTCTCCGCCGAAAGCGAGAAGACGGCCAGCGAGATCCTGGCGAAGGTCACAACGCCAGCGAAGCTCGAAAAGATGGTTCAGGCAGTGATGGCAAAACCCCTGATCGATCGTCGGCCTAAAGGCGGTCAGACTTCGGGCTATGGCGGCCATGCGCATGACCAATCAACACCGCCTGACGACTGGGACGACATCCCATTCGATTAATCAATCCGCGATTTCGGCATGGCCCCAGTAACTGGGGCCTCTTTATTTCGGGAGCCTGAAATGATCAGTCTTGAGATCAGCATGGTCCAGTACAACAGCCTCCAATCCGCAATCCTCAATGCACAGGTAGATGAGTTCCTGCGTCATGGCGGAGTGATCGAAAGCGCGCCGCCCTTGGAATGCAAGCCACGCCCGGTCGCCAAATACATCGAGGCTCCTCAGAAGGTCACCAGGCCGAAGGAAGAGAAGAAGCTTGGCCGCCCTCCGCGCAGCCATCCTCAGGAACTGATCGATCGTATCGTCGTGATGGCTGAAACAATGACCTGCGTTCAGGTGGCGGAGGAAATCCGACTGTCCACCAACCAGCTTCACTGCATCGCGTACCGGCATGGGTTCAGATTTCTCGCAGGCATGCACGGCAGGCCGAGGGATTCGCAGCCGAAAACACCTTCAAAGGTGGTTGACGAATCGCAGGATTTGATTTGCGCGGAAAGAATCAGGGCCTATAGAGACCTTGGCATCTGCCGTCACCAGACGATCAAGCGGATGGGGATCGGCACCGGCAAGTTCTACCGCCTGATCGCCAAGTATGAAATCGACTTTCCCAAGAATGGCGGCAACATCTGGGTGATGCCAGCATGAGCAAGCGCAAGCCCTGCAACCGACGAGCTCAAATCGACCGCGCCCGCCGCGCCCTGGTGCGGACCAATCACGCCGCCGTGGTTGATGTTGAACCGCCAGACCGGCAGGTGATGCTCAACTGGAAGAACTGCAAGCAGATCCGCAGCCTGCCAGTTGTCGATGCCCTGTGCGACATCGCACACCGTTGGACTGTGCATATCGCGGTTTTCTGCCAAGAGCCCAGCGGCGCGCAGTACAGCAAGGCCACCGAGTTCACCACCGAAGGTGTGCACCGCCTGGAGCAGCTCGAGCAGATGATGATCGAGAGGCACGCCGAGATCTGTGCGTCAGCCAACCAGAAACACGTTATCGGCTCAGGGTGGATAGCCATACCGGACGACGTGAGCTTGTCGGAGGCCGAGGCCAACGCCGTTTTTACAGCGATGGGCGTCTGGCAGCAGGCGCGGGCAGCATGAAACGAATGAAGCCGAACTTCGCCGCCAGAACGCGGCGAAGGGCCGAACACATACACCTACTTCCAAGCGGTATTCAACATGACTCCAATCTGGCGATATCTCACCCGCCCCGAAGGCATGACAGCGAAGATGCTGGCCGAATCATCCGGGATGACCATTCAGGCAGTTCGCGCTGACCTGGTTGAGCTTGAAACCCAAGGCAAGGTTGCTCGTGAGCGTGGTGCAATAGGCGCCTCTCATGTCTGGTGGCGTGCCGAACGCCGCCCGCTGGATGGGCTGGACGTGCTGCTGATCATGGCGCTAGCCGCAGAAATTCACGACTCGCCGGCCAAGCTCAAGGAGGTGCTGGCCGAGGTAGGCAGTCGAGCCAAGCACGCCGGACTAAAGAAGATCCTGTATATGTGCGCCACCTCAAAGGCGCCGCATCAGATAGTCAGGTTGTCGGTACAAGAGTATGAGGCCGAGGCGTTTGTGGCAGCACAGAGGGCGGCGTAATGGCTTTGAATCAGAAGCAGCGCGACGAGCGCATGACGGAAAAGAGGCGCAAGGCTGGCGAGGAGGAATTGCGGTTTCGGGTTCGCGCCGGAACGAAACAGGCTCTCGCCGAACTGATGGCCTGGGCGGAGATTGAAGAGCAAGGTGAAGCGCTGACGCTGATGATTCACCATCTTCACGGATTAGGGCCTGATCGGGCCTTGCCGCTTCTATCGATCCCGCGCCACGAAATTACGGTGTCGCCAATTGTGGCGCGGAAACTGGAGC